CCAGACATTTGAACGCTGTTATGAATGGTGCTCTGGACCAGCTTTCATAGGATTCGGTTTGTTGGATCATGGGCTATGCCGCAGCTTGTGTGTGAGCGACATCTATCCTGATGCAATTGCGCGAGTCCAAGAAACCGCAAAAATACATCAGTTGACAAATGTCAGCGCTTATTCAACAGGCACAGTTGGAGGATTGCCTGATCACGAAATGTTCAACCTGGTTGTGGCCAATCCTCCACATTTTCTTGCATGTCCTGGGAGCGACCATTATCAACGTATAGCAGTGGATCAGGATTGGCTGGCACATCAGGAGTTCTTCAAAAACATTGGACAGCATCTGGCACCCAATGGTGTTATTCTGCTTCAGGAGAATCAGGCCGGCTCCTTGAATAGAGAAAAAGACTTTGCGGCATACGTAGAATCTGCTGGTCTGGAAATAACAAATGTTTTTGATAGTCCAGCACACTACACCCCCAATCACTACACTCAAATCTATTACATAGAAATTAGGCAAAAATAATTTGTCTTTTGTGTTGACTCAACTAAATAAAACAACGAAGGGCGTGTAGTGGCATGCTCTTCCGTAAGCAACTAGATAGGCAAAGTTCGCTACCTTTGGTGGTAGGAAACACAGACAAGCTGTGTTATAATAACTTGTAGGCAGCATTTAAGTAGATCTTAAATTTTTAAAATCATATTAACGCACAAGAAAGGCAACACAATATGGCATCACTAGCAGAAATCCGCGCACGGCTACAGGCCGCAGACAGCAACAAAGGTGGGCAATCCACCGGAGGCGGCGACAAATCAATTTATCCTCACTGGAACATGGAAGAAGGCAAAGAAGCTGTACTTCGTTTCCTGCCAGACGGTAACACAAAAAACACATTCTTTTGGGCAGAGCGAGCAATGATTCGACTGCCATTCAATGGCGTCAAAGGTGAAATGGATTCCAAACAAGTCATGGTTCAAGTACCATGCGTTGAGATGTGGGGCGATGCTTGCCCAATCTTGGCAGAAGTACGCACATGGTTCAAGGACAAGAGTCTTGAAGACATGGGCCGTAAGTACTGGAAAAAACGCAGTTACATTTTCCAGGGCTTTGTGCGTGAGAATCCCATTGGCGACGACAAAACACCGGACAATCCTATTCGCAAGTTCATCATTGGACCTCAGTTGTTTACCTTGATCAAAGGTGCCCTGATGGATCCTGAGTTGGAAGAATTGCCAACTGACATGTTGCGTGGCTTGGATTTCCGTATTGCTAAAACATCTAAAGGTGGATATGCAGACTACAACACATCCAAGTGGGCTCGTAAAGAATCAGCCTTGACCGAAGCCGAACAAGCTGCTGTGTCCACACATGGCCTGTATGATCTCAGCACATTCTTGCCCAAGAAGCCCAGCGCAGTTGAGCTCAAGGTAATCAAGGAAATGTTTGAAGCGAGTGTAGATGGACAACCTTACGACACAGAGCGTTGGGGTCAGTACTTCCGCCCTGCTGGTGTCAACGCACCTGCTGGTGGCACAGCGTCTGAAGACTCTCCTGCACCGGTGGCACGTTCAGCACCTGCACCTGTTGCAGACTTTGACGAAGATGTTGCTGCGGCGGAAAAATCTTTTGCTACTGAACCTGTTGCTGCCCCAAAACCAGCACAGAAAGCCGAAGACATTCTGGCTATGATTCGTAGTCGTCAACAAAAGTAATAGTAATGTTGGTTTTTTGCTATCACAATGGGGCATTAGGTCATACGACTATGGCTCTTATTGAGACATGCACAAAAGAAGGAAACTCTGAGTTTCCTTCTTTCGTGAATCAACAAAACTTACATCACTATATTCCTCAATGTGATTTATACCAATTAAAACATCCTGAGTGTAATGTATCCGCAGAACAAGCGTTAGGTAATAAAGTAGCTTGCTCTACTTCAACAACTTATTTTGGCCGTTATCTAATTTTACTAATGGGATTAAAGAAGTGGGTTGGTGGTGTACCGGATTACAATAATCCTGTAGAATACAAACAGTTTGGGCAAACATACGGTGAACAGGTAGAAATACTGTCAGTATCACTAAAGGATAAAACACAATCTGATTCAGATTGGTACGTAGATTGTGATTATAAGTTGGACATTATTGATTATTGGAAAAACCCAGTGTATGTATCTGAATGGTTAGTACAATTAGGATTTACTCCTGTATACGAAAGAGTGGAAGAATTCAGTAAACTTGTGTCAGCTTCAAATCAATTGTATTACGATATTGTGATACAATGTCAACATACTGTTGATGATGTTATTTTAAGAAAGGTACGTGAGGTCAACTTGAGCTTTTATGAGACTGCAATGTGTCATTCAATGTTACTAAGACATTACAATATTTTGCACATTGATTTAAAATTGTTGCATGCTACACCAACAAGCACAAGTGATTTAATAGAAATATTACCATGAGCAAAAGATTTCACGATTGGTATAAGACACAAAAGGATGTACAAGGGTGGAAAAGTATTCCACCAGACGCTGATTTGGCTAACATTTTAGCACCAATGGATTTATCTTTGAATTTTGATTATTGTCACTATAGTATTAAGCACCTACTTGATGCGTTTGAGTGCGAAGCCGATCAACAACCGGACCTATATATTATTACAGATATTGAGTTGAGTAAAAATCGCCTTGAAGAATTGTTTGCATTCTATCAAGACTGTTATAATAAAAGCAAACGCGGTATTTACATAGCGGCTCTGAGTTACTATCTTTCACCGTTGAATTTTGACGAAACATTGTCAGGAACCTATAGTGAAAATATTGATACTGTGTTTAGGAAGAACTGTGCATTTGCTGATCGCATTGAAAATTTAAGTACTGTAATTGACCATCCTTTGCAATTGGCACATCGACAACACTTCATGATTGAAGGAGCCAATTTTATTTTTGTACATCCAAACATAAAATATTTTTTATGGAAAGATTAATATGAAACCCAGACGAGTAGCAAATTACAAGATATGGAAGAACGCACTGTATAAATGGGATTCCTATATTAAAAATCGACACAGAATAAAAAAAATCTGTGATCCGTGGTCTCAAAAAATAATAGAACACTGTGAAGGATCATCAGTGGTGTTTGACAGTGGGGGATTATTTTTTAAAGACTTTATGCCAAACATAACAGTAGTAGAAGTTTCGTCTTGCCCGATTAAATCAGTAGAAGGTATGTTGTATTCTAGCCAAGGTGTTGACTTTGATAAAGAGTTTGATAACTTAATTTTGATAAACCCTCTATCGTTAAAATACAACAATAGCATATTGGACTTCTTGGTGAACCAACGTATAAATCGATCAGGGCCTAGCAAACCTAATTTGCTAAAGTGGGTCAAAAATCCGGGTAAAATTTATCTTAGTGTGTCAGACTGGCATATTTACTACGATAGATTAAAGTACTCAGTGATTGACATGGTAGCAATGCAACTGAAAGAACTACAAACAATTGGCATAGAGTGCGAGTATTTAGAGATTACTTCAGTAAACTCTGACGTTGAAAACGGCAATATTAAAATAATATTGTCGACAAAACATAGTATAATATAAACAAATTAAGGAAAACATTATGGGAAAACCATTTGACGTAAGCAAGTTCCGCAAGGAAATTACAAAAAGCATTGAAGGACTCAGCATTGGTTTCAATGACCCCACAGACTGGGTAAGCACAGGCAACTTTGCACTGAACTACCTGATCTCAGGATTCTTTGATCGAGGCATCCCGTTGGGCAAGGTCACAGTGTTTGCTGGTGAATCTGGCGCAGGCAAGAGTTATATCTGCTCCGGCAACATCATCAAGAACGCACAAGAGCAAGGTATCTATGTGGTGCTAGTTGATAGTGAAAACGCACTGGACGAAGCCTGGCTCAAGGCTCTGGGTGTGGACACCAGCCAAGACAAACTGCTGAAACTGAGCATGAGCATGATTGACGATGTGGCCAAAACAATCTCTACATTCATGCAGGACTACAAGGCCTTGGCCGAAGGCGAACGTCCCAAGGTGATGTTTGTGATTGACAGCCTGGGCATGTTGTTGACACCCACAGACGTTAACCAGTTCGAAGCAGGCGAAATGAAAGGTGACCTTGGTCGTAAACCCAAAGCACTCACAGCCTTGGTTCGCAACTGTGTCAACATGTTTGGTAATTACAATGTGGGCTTGGTCTGTACCAATCATACATACGCAAGTCAAGACATGTTTGACCCAGATGACAAGATCTCGGGTGGACAAGGATTTATCTACGCCAGTTCAATTGTGGTTGCTATGAAGAAACTCAAGCTCAAAGAAGATGAAGATGGCAACAAGGTATCCGAAGTCAATGGTATCCGTGCGTCATGCAAGATCATGAAAACACGTTATTCAAAACCGTTTGAAGGTGTGCAGGTCAAGATTCCCTA